TTATTTCCAAGTTTGTCAATAATAGTTCTTAAAGGAATCCCTCTTTCTCCTGTATAAATAATCATATGCTTACCTCTTTGATAATTTGTTCTGCGATTTTGGTGGCGGTATCTGTAGATAATTTCCAATTCTGATATTTTCTATAACAATCATCACAGTGTCTATCTTGATATTTATCCCAGTTACCATATTCACAATTATCACAGTAACAATAATCTAATTCATTAATTAAAATATTTATTATTTTTTCTTTCATAATTTATTATACCATAAAATTAATTAAAAATCAATTTTATATTCATTAATATGATAGTAAACAAGTTTTAAATCATCCTTTTTTAAAGTTACTTTAGAAAAATTTTCAAATAGCTTTCTTGTATCAAATCCTCTATTGCTAATAACATGAAAACCATTTGGAGTTTTATATTTTGTGATAATAACATTTGGATCAATAGTATTAATCATGTTACAAAAGGCATTACAATTATCTTCACTATTATCATCAAAATCAAATAACCATTTTTTTTCAAGAGCATTTTCTTTTCTTGCTGCAATTCTAACTAACATAGTAGGAATATCTTCTGAAGGAATTTCAGGATTATCAATTAAAAAATGTACTAATTCTTTATTAATTTTAATTCTATTTCTTGCATTTGTAGATATATAAAATCTACATATTTCAGATTTTAATCCCTTATTACAAAAAATTAAAAATTCTTGTTTTAATTCTTCAATAGATTTAGAGGATACAAAAGCCTTTCTTCTTTCTTTAAAATTTTCAATATTTTTATTATCTTTGTTTCTTGAAATAAAAAGTACAACGTAAAGATTGTTTTTTGTACTTTCTTTAATAGTATTCCATTTTTTAAAATTTCCAGACATTTTTATACCTCAATAGTAGCTTCATGACTATGCTCTTGAATAAATTTTTTCCTTTGAGTAACTTGAGTTCCCATAAGATCGTCAAATAATTTTGCGGCAGCCATACTATCTTCTATCGTAATTTGTTTAATAATTCTTTGATTAGGATTCGTTAAAGTTTCTTCCGTTTCTTCTACATCCATTTCTCCGAGTCCTTTAAGTCTGTTTACGGTATATTTTTTACCAATATTGGCCTTTTTAAACTCTTCAAGGGCCGCATCATCTTTAAGATATTTATATCCTTTATTTCCACCTAATGTAATTTTATAAAGAGGAGGCACTCCAGCATAAATATGTCCTTCATAAATTAAACGTGGACAAAAGTTCCATATAAAGGTATAAAATAAGTTCTTAATGTGACTTCCGTCAACGTCAGCATCCGACATAATAATAATTTTATCGTAACGAAGATCATTATCGTCATATGTTACTTTCATTGTTTTAGTATCAATTTTTAAACCGAATGCATCAATCATCGTCATAATTTCAGCGTTCTTCTGTATTTTTTCAATCGTAGCCTTATGTACATTAAGAATTTTACCACGAACAGGCATTACAGCTTGAAACTCATTATTACGAGCAGTTTTAAGATTACCACTAGCCGAGTCACCTTCCGTTATATATATCTCACATTGTGATCTATCTTTACTATAACAATCAGCAAGTTTACTATCAAATTTGAGAGCCTTTTCTTTTTTCTTACCTTGTTCTCTAGCGCGTTCCCTAGCTTTTTTGGCAGCTTCACGAGCCTTTTTAGCATTAATGGCTTTATCTGCAATTATTTTAATTTCTTTTTCATTATTATTTAACCAATATTCAAGTTCTTCCGTTAAAGCAACAGTAAATGGTTTCATATCAATCTTAGTAATTCTACTTTTAACCTGAGCATCATATGATACATTAGGCGCAGTAAGATTGAATACAATATACATACCTTCTTGAATATCGTCACCGCTTAAATTTTCATCTGTAGATTTAAGCCATTTTTTCTCTTTAAAAAATTTATTAAATTCACGAGTAATGATAGTTTTAATTTGAGTTATATGTTGTCCACTCTCGGTAAGACCAGTATTGACATATGGAACAATAGTAGATGAATAATTAGATGTGTAGGTGAGAACCATATCCATTTTATTTTTACCGCGGGGCTCGCTATATGACATACTAAATCTAGAATCAATAAGTTCTTTATCAGCGACCGCCGCATCTACTAAATCATCTAATCCTTTTGTTGATTCATAAATATATCCTTTACCTAATTCATTTTCATATTGTTCAAATAAATGAATTTTTAATCCAGGACATAAACAAACAATAGTTTTAAATAAATCATGAATTTTTTTACTTTCTACTTCTGTGTGTGTAAAAAATTCTTCTGATGGTTGCCAAGTTACACAAGTTCCATGTAAATCTTGTGGTACATTTTTAACTTGTCTACTATCAAAAACGCCTTCTTTAAAAGAGATTTGTTCGGCTTTACCATCTCTATTGGTAGAAACTTGTAACCAATGACTTAAGAATGTAGTAATCTTACTCCCGATACCAAATGATCCGAGAGATGTTCCTTCATATGTGCCGTCTTCTCTATATTTACCAGAAGTATTAAGTACACTGAAAGCTGCTTCAAGAATAGTTTTTCCATCTTCTCTAAAAGAATTTGGAATAAAACCTTGCCCATAATCTCTAACTGTAACAATGTCTTTGTCTATTGTTACATCTATTTGATTTCCATGTCCAAGTCTAAATTCATCAATAGAATTAGAGATAATTTCAATAAGAAGTTGCGTTGCATATGTAGTATCACCACAATATACACCGGGTTTAAGGCGGGTAAAGGAACGAGGGTCTAAGCTTTCTATCGAATTTTCTGTATATAAATTTTTATTTTCCATTTTCTTTTCTCCATATATTTATTCTAATAAAATTATAGCATAATTTTTTAAAAAAATCAAAAAATTTTCTTTTAATAATAAAAAGTATGAGAATTTAAAAAACTTTATTTTAGAGCAACCGCGTATTTATTGCAAATTTGACAACTTCAAATTTTTGTAGTATAATATAAAAAAGGAAAGACAAAAGACAAAAAAGAGGGTAAGTAGAAAATTATCTACCTACCCTTTTATTTTTATTATTTAATTTCTTTAATATAAACTGCTGATACAAATCCAAAGATTTTTTTATCTATTCTTATATAATACCATTTCTTATTTTTATTGTCTTTAACAGTATCGCATATCTATATTATTTTATCTTTATATATAATAGGAATTGATTTTATATTATCAAATTCTGTTCCTGCCCATGAACGTACATTTAACGCGGAAGCTGTTACAATTCCTTTTGATTTTGGTGTTGTATTTAATGTATTGGTTGTTGTAGTATCTTTTTTATAAGTTACTTTTTTACCAATACCAAGATTAGTTGCAACATGATATTTATCGTTTAATAGAATATCACCTGGCATTAAATATTCTGAACTTGTTAGATATTTACTTGATGTTAATACCTAGAATCCTGCTGCTTTATATGCAGAACGCATATTACCTGTATATGTTGCAGAAATGTTTTTTAAACTAGGAATGTTTAGTAAACGTCCTACTGCTTTTGTATTTGCAATTACACCTGCGGAGCAATCTGTCTAGCATTTTGTAGTAATTTTACTAGGATCATTATTTGCTTTCTCTAAATAATAAGCATATGTAGAACGTTGTCCTTGGTCATACCCTATATTGTTATTTTTAGCTGCTTTTATAGCAAGTTCTGCAATTTTCTATCTTACCTTTTGATTTGGATGTCGTAAAACGCAATTCCATGGACGTTTATAAAAGGTAATAATTTGCCATTCTGTCCCTGTTTGATCTCCTGCGGAACCTCCTGAATATCTTCCACGCTCATCATGTCCGCAGTTAGAAATTTTATTGTAGTAAATGGAGAAGTCCATACTTTCCCCTCCTTATCCCTTTATTTCCTCTTGATTTACTTCTGGAAGTCCTGCTACGCTTGTTAATAAACTGAGAATACCTGCAAGTACAGATGCACTTCCTACAGCTACCCAATTTACATCTCCCATAAATGCGGAGGTCCCGATTGTTGCGATAGCAGTCTGGGCTACTGTTTTGATTGCCCTGATTCCCGCAGCTTTAAACCATTCTTTTGTAAACATAATAAATTGCCTCCTTTTTTATTCTGTTTTATAATTAACACCATTCTCAAAAACAGTGGTTAAATCATTTTGTTGTACCCAAGAACCATTTACTTTTTTATAAACTTTACTTGCTTGTACCCAACTACCATTTACTTTTAAATACATCTTTGTACTCGCATCATATTTAGTAAATATAAATATTTCTGGTGTATTAGTATTTTCTAGGTTAGTAGTAGAAACATATGCATCGGTATAATCACCATTTGTACACGTTAAATAATATTTATATGTACTTGAAGTATCCGTATAACCAGTATTATCAGCACTATCTTTAAAAAACCATAATAGATTTTTCCCATCTGCCTTGTAATGCCAGTGTTTATTGTCTGCGGAACTAGTTAAAGTAAACATTCTAAGCCCACTAGAAGAATCAGTATATAAATATTGACTACCATTCTTTAATCGTGTACTATTTGTATTACTCTCATCTTCTAAATCACAAGTAAAAGCTATCTTTGATTCTACTGATTCTGTAATTGTAATCATACTATTTATAACATTTACAGCAACACCTTTTAATGTAGCATTACCATTCGCTTCATTAGACACAGCATAAACAGAACCAGAATTCCCATTTACAATTATATAATCTTTACCAGCAATTAATGTATCTGTTAGAATATAATCAACTGTAACAGGCTGTGTTACAGTGATAGTACAAGTATCAGTGAATCCACCATCTGTTGTTACAACAGTTATAATGGCAGTTCCTTGTGCTACAGCAGTTACCAGTCCAGACGAATTAACAGTTGCTACTGATGTATTACTACTACTCCAAGATACTGACTTATCAGTTGCATTCGATGGAGTTATTGTAGCTGTAAGCAAAGATGTTTCTCCAATTTCAATAGAATCAGTGTTTTTATCGAGAGATACACCAGTAACATCAATAGTTCCACCAGATCCAGTTACAACAATAGTATGGTCTGAACTAACATTAGAAATTGTGTATTGATATACACCACCACTAGCCATTTGATAAGTAACAGTAAGTGTAGCACCATAAAAATATACATAACGCACCGTACTTCTAGCTGAGTTAGTAACAGTAATATAAAATCTTGGATTAGATAAATCACTCGTTGTCCATGTTCCCATTGTTAAATCATATGTAGTTTTAGCAACATCCGTAGCACTTGTTACCCAGTTATTAGCAGATCCTTTTGCAGTATTACCAGCATACATCTGGAAAGATGAAGTTACTCCAGAAGAAGAGCCATTTCTACTAAACTGAAGTGTAGCTTTACATGATACACTTTGTAAAGTTGCTCCACTTGGTAGACTTATAGAACCGAAATTAAAATAAATAGTTCCTGTTGTACTTCCTGCAACTTGTAATCTTGCGGAAGTGTTACTATCGTAACCAGTATATGCATTATTTATATCTGTTAATGTAAAGTTAGTATTTGTATTACTTGATGGAACAACATCTTCACTCCCAGTACTTACTAATACAAATTGGTTTGTTACATCTGTATTATTATCAGTTACAGTAATATTATTAAGTGTATCTGCTGTAACAACTACAGTTTCACCAGCTTGTGGAGTAGCATTATCTACAGTTACAGTAGCAGAAGATGAATTACTAATAGTTACATCATAAGTTGTAAGTGTATAAGAATATCCAATAGTAACATCTGCACCATAAAAATCAAATCTCTTTGTGCTAGAACCAGAGCCAGTACCACTAACTCTAATTCTTAAATCATTAAGATCTGCTCTTGTCCAAGTGCTTGCCTCACCCGGAGAAAGATTTTGTGTTGATGCAGTTGTTACAGCGAATGTAGTAGAAGATCCTTTAGCTGTTGTTCCAGAATAAAGTTGCATACCAGTAGCAGAAAAACGAGAAGTATTATTAACTCTTGCTTTTCCTCTTGCTGTTATACTGGTTATTGTTGCATTTGATGGAATAGCAGATGTATCAAATTTATAATAAACATATGCAGCAGACGCTTGACTTAGCGTCCACCTTGCATATGTTGTTGATTCAGCATTGGTATAACCATTAGTAGCACCATTGGTAGTATCCGCAGTTAAGTTTGATTCACCAGTATATCCAGACGGAACAAGAGTGATTGAATCTGTTACTGTAACACTACCCATTCAATCATCTCCTATCTTATTTTTTTATTTTGTTTTGTTATTGGTTTCATTTGTTTTCCTTAACTTGTTTGTATATAAATATCACCGTTAACTCCTGTAGAAGAAGACGGTGCAGAACTTCCTGTATAAATTGTTTGAAAAGCTAATGTACCAGTTACACTCATAACTCTATCATCATCTGCGGAATCCCCTATTTTAACGGTAACGCCACTAGCTATATTACCAGCAGATAAACCACTAACAGTAACACCCTTTATTGTTTGCGTTCCAGTTAAATATGTTCCACTTGCAATAGTCTGGTCAGACGTTGACGGATAAATAGTAACCGCTGCCTTAGTAGTAACACTCGCACTTAAACTAACAGAAGAATTTCCAGCTGTACCAGAACTAATATATCCTGCTGTTGTTATACTGGGTGTAACTGATACAGTTTTACTTAATGTAATAGTATTTGTTCCAGTAGATACCGAAGCACTACTTCCACTGATTGTGCTAGGAGCAGTAGCAGTACCATTCGCAACTGACTTACTTGCATCGGTAGCATAATATCCTGCTGGTGCTGTAACTGTTGCTCCAGAAGCAAGTAAATCTAATGATGACTTAGAAGCAATACTCCCTTGTACTTTCTGTCCATTTGCAAGGTATAGGTATTTAGTATTTAGAACATCAGACGCAGTAGCAGTAGTATCGCTTATATCTATAATAGTAGTACCATCAGCTTTTTGTACTTTATTTACATAAAGATTATTCGCCATAAGTGCTCACCGCCTTATTATGCACTAGGATCTACAGTACCAATTGTAACTGTCTTTCCCCCTGCTGCATTATCTGATTCAGTGATTGCAATTGCAGATACATTAACTTGACTAATATAATCCTTACTAATAGATGATGGTAAAATAGTTTGAGCTGTTAAGTATGGAGTTACACTAACAGATCCCGCGGTAACAGCTTCTCCGCTATAATTACCTGTTACACCTAAAATTGTAATTCCAGATTTAATATTTGATGCAATAATTTTTCCTTGTTCTGTTGAATCAATAGCAACGCTTCCAAGACCACTATGATACCCCGCGGGAACTGTATAGGTACCAGCCTTAGTGCTGATTGTACCTGAGACCGCACCATTATTTGTCATCTCACCAGTAATTTTATTTTTATTTACATATGCTGTTTTACCACTTAAAATTTCACTTGCAGTTGCATTTGCATCTGTTGTATTGCTATCATAATTATTTGTACCTTGTACACGTTCACCTGTTGCTAAGTGAAAATATTTTCCACTTTTAACATCACTAGCAACAGCTGTGTCAGATGTTAAATCAATCAATATAGTTCCATCTGCAAGTCCAACCTGATTTACATATTGATTATTTGCCATATCTTGTTTTCTCCTCTCATCCAATTACCACCGTTCTACCGCCATAAAGGTTACTGGTAGAAATTACAGGTATTTCTTTGATTGTTACATCATCTGTCATTAGTCGCCCTCTTGTTTCCATTATAATATCTTCATTAAGAATAGGAACTATTGTATAGTTACCTGTATATGGTTTATCTGTATTTACTATTGTAGTAATTCCAAATTCTCCAGATTCCATATGTTCAAGCTTTAATTCTGCTTCTTGAGAAATGATTAAATCTAATTCTCCATCAAGAACTACTATATCTTTCATTAGATCACCACCTATTTGGTGTTATTTTCAATAAATAATGGAATCTTTTCGCTTGCTCCTCTTGTTCCATCAGTAAGTTTCCAATTTAATTGACAAGTTACTTTATTACTTGTCATAGAAAGCGTTTCCTCTTGAGTTAATGTCCATGATATGCTTTTATTACCTATAATAGCAGTAGAAAGGTCTCTTTCAATTTTTACATTTCCACTAATTAGAATTGTTAAATAGGCTATTGTTATATCTTCGACATCTACTTTTTTAAATGTATATTTTATAGTAGGTGTTGTTCCTTTAATAATAGTACCTATGGTACTCATTTATATCCACCTCCTGTTTATTTTTATCCACTCTCTTTAAAGAGAGTGGATAAAATTATTTATTTATATTTCAATTTTTTTAAGTAAACTGTTTATTTTAAAAGGAGGATTCTTCCTTTTTTTATATAAATTAAAAGGTATATACTTTTTATTATTAATCAACCTTGTTAGTTAGATAAGTTTTTAAACTTTTTATAATTATTTCTTGTTGTATTAATAAAAAGTATATACCTTGTTTTTTTCTTAGTTAATTAAGTTTTTTATATTTTGAAAAGTTTGTTATTGGTTTCATATAGTTTTCCTTAAATTAAAAAAGCCCAGATTGGGCTGATTTATGTTTCTGCTTACGTTTCCACCGGGTCTTCCACATTAATGGGGAGTGGATATGTTATCCCGCTTCGGGAAATTGAAAAAAATATGCTGTGAATGACATATTAGTTAGCACTTGTAAAAGGTATTGTACCCCAGGCATATGATAGTTCTATAGATTCATCCTTATAATGAGCGATGCTAGTAATTACAATCTCCAATATTGTAGAATCACCAGAGTCTGGTGTGATATTCAGATTTGAAAACTGTATATATTCATAAGGAGGGGGATCAAGAGTATCAGAATACACTAATGGATATAATATAGCTTTATATGTGATATTATCCACTAACGCAATAACGTTTCTATTATTTTTTAATGCCTGATGTATATCAGAATAGCTCGTATCACAAACGATAGCAGTATCGTCATTTTCGTCATTTTCGTCGTAGCTATATGTAACAATTAACGTATTATTAGACGTAATTCCATCTTCCATGTTATTCAGCTTTTCTGCGGTAATAACATCACCGTTTACCCATGTAGTTTTTGTGTATGACATAATTTATTCACTCCTTTTATTATAATAATTTCTATGCTATCTGCGCTACTTTCGATCTATAAATATTTTTAAGAGTTATTTCTCCATATATATCCTAGCCTCTAAAAACCTAAGATACTCTAATTAGTCCATTACTATTTCCAGCATAAGATCCGGAATCAACCTGAGCCTAAGTATCACCATCTAAAATAATAACAGAATCTTCTCCAACTCTTTGTAGCGCAAGTTTCATTAAATTAATATTTAAGTTTTGTGCTTCTGTAATATATACGCCTGCATTATGACCTGTATCGAATCCTCGTATATCAGATAATGGTAATAAAAGCAATTGACCTTTGTTTATTAACATATCTACCACCATTTTATCACCAAGTTTGCTTGTAAGAAAATGCCCTATTTGAGAATCAAGCAGTTTCTAATCTTTTGAACCGGGATAAAAACCGAGTTTAGCAGCTCCTTCTGTAGCAATAGTATTACAGAAAATAATTATCTTATCTATCTTTCCTTTTTCTAGTCTATCAAATAAAAACCCCAGGGATAAGGTAGACTTACCGGATCCCGCAGGGCCTCTAATCAAAGTAATTTTATTATTTAACAAACTATCAATAGCCATTTTTTGATATTCATCTTTTGGAGATATTTTTCCAAATAAATTGCTATTAAAAGAATTTTTGGTTATTGTTTTATAACCATTATCTTTTCCCAAAAATTTTTCTATATCAACAATATTATTATCTTTTTCTATAATTAAATATTCATTAGTTAATAAATCATAATAATTATCCTATTTATTATAAAAACTTGAATAAAAATCTACCAATTCTTTATCTGATGGATTAATAATTTTTTTATATCCCGTATAGTCATCTTCCTTTTGTAGAATATATTTTACTGGTATTCCAAGATTTTCTGCTATAAAAAGACAATTACTATCAAAAGTAACAAATAAAATATCTTCATATTCTGGCATTACGTGTAATACAGTTAAAATAATGCAGGAGTCGATTTTGTCTAAAAGGATTGGGTATAGTGCTAACTATGCATCCCAATCCTTTTCATAATTAATTACCTTATAAGATTTTTTATTTAGCATTAGCCAGTTTATTAAATGTCTAGCTTTATATTTTATATTAGCATCTTTTTTAGGATTCTATTTAATAGATTCTAATTCACTTAATGTTAAATTACTAATTAGAAAGAACTATGAATTTATTTTATTGTAAAAATGTAATAAAGCATTTGTATCGTAGAAATTTGTCATAGTCCATCCTCCTCCAGGTCAGTCTAAATATTAATAAAACCGATAGAATGACCTTGTTTTTTATTTTCTTTTTCTATATCTTCAATCTATTTTTTAATCATACAATTTTTTTTATATAATTTATTATTATTGTACTAAAAAATGTTTGAGATATATGTACTTAGACTTTCAAGAAAAGGAAAAATGAAATAAGCTGAAAACAATCCGAAAAAGAAATTTTTCATATTTGTCTCCTTTATATTTTATTTATTCTATATACATGAAAAATCATTTATTCTTTTTTATCTCTTTTGACCTTTTTATTTTTTCTTTTAATTTAAAATATTCTTGCATATTAATTTTAATAAAATCAATTTCTTCTTTAGCATAATTAATTTCATTATTATAATCTCTTATTTTTAGATTAATACGTCTTATAATGGAAGGATCTACTATTGAAACATTTGTTTCTATATCTTTTTTAAGATTCTTTACAGCTTTTAACATCTGTTTCTGACGCCTTATCTTATTTTTTAATGCTTCTATTTCTGCTCGTCTCTCTGCAATATAACATCCAGTAAACTTACTAGCAAATTTTCTATCATCTTCATGGAGCTGAGCATATCCGATATATTCTCCATATTTATCTGATAATTTTACAATAGATAAACCAGTATTTTCAAAATATTTTCCAGATAATAATTTCATAAAAAAACTCCTTTTCTTTTTATTATATCAAAAAATATGAAAAATAGCAAGTTAAAAATTTAACTTGCTATTATCAACATTTTTATTTATTCTAAAATGCGTTGCACTAGAAACAAAACCAAAGATTAATGAAATCATTCCAAAAACAATAGGGATTTGTTCTGGTGAAATATTGAATCCAAGTGCTTGGAATCCAATAATCAAAGTAGATCCCATAATCATTCTTAGAATATATCCAATAATATATCCATAGAAGAAATTAAGTAAAGGACTAATTAGTAGTGCTAAAATAGTAATTAGTATTAAGCCTATAATTTCCATTTATTTATTCTCCTTTATAATTTTTTCTCGATACTTTTGAATATCTTTTATAATTTGTTCGATTGATATTGGCGTACAATTATGTGCATCCATAGCTACATTATATACACATCCCCATCCAAATTGGAATGGATCTTTACTATGAGTATGACCTGAAAGATTCCAGAAAAATCGTTTATTTTCATGGTTATTAATTAGAGTAGGATAATGAGATAGAAAGAAATTAATTTTTTTATTATATTTATACATATCTGCATATCCCTTGCATATCATATTATATTCTTTTACGTATCTTTTTAGTTTATTGTCAGTATCGTGATTTCCAGTTATCACAATTTTATGCCCATTTAGAACTTTATAGACACGATTCCATTCTTCTTCATTGCTACTCATACAAAGATCACCTAGAATATAGACAGTATCTTCCGGCCAGACAATATCATTCCATCTTTTTATAATTGCAGTATCATGCTCCTCGATTGAAGAAAAACCGCGGGCGCCCCACAGAAATTCTTTATTGTGACCGATATGAAGGTCAGATGTAAAATAATCCATTAAAACCACCCTTCTTTCTGATAGCATTTAGCATAAACACCATCTTCAATAATATAAATTAAATCAAAAAGACCGTTACATTCTTTAAAATCAGGTTCAGAAAATTGAGAATACATGCGGCGGACCTGGCTTCTAGGAACATAAGCCCTAGTTCCTCTTCTAAGTTCATTCTGGTTTAAGCAAGTATCAAGCGATGTCCGCATCACTACAGCAACAATCTCAGTATCTTCAAGATAAGAGAACAGTCTAAAGAGCAGTTTAGATCTAGACTTTGAATTCAAATGAGTGGCGTCCGCAATTACATCCTGACCACTCTGCAATCCTTCAATAATCTTTCTTACAAAAGTATTAAATACTAAATTTTCCTTAGAGAAATATTCTTCATTAGGTTTAACAAGTTCAAACCTAATTTCATCACGAGATACGTATACTGTACCATATTTGAGTAATTCATTTTTAGCAAATGTGCTTTTCCCGCTACCCGGTACACCGCACATTAGATACAATCTTTTCTTTTTCATTTTTTATCATCTCCTGTTTTACTTTTGATACAAATGTTCCCCATTTTTCTATTCTATTGCCATTTTCGTCAAAGTTGTGATATTCATATTCAATCCAGAAATCTTCTAATAGATACTTTCCTCTTGTTTTTATTTCTACCATATTTTGTTCAGAACCACAATGAAAACAAAACATCTTTTTTAAGTGTCCTGGTTCTCTTTCTTTTCCTGTTGTTCGTATGATTGGAAAATTTTTTAGTCCACATTTTGTACAATAGAAATCACTGATTTTAAAGTTCCTAGAATCTTTTTGCTTTTTCATAATTATCACATCCTTTCCTATAATAATATTATATCATATTTTTTGAAAAAAATAAAGGGGATAAAATTTTATCCCCTTTATTTTTATTTAATTATAAAATTAGAAGTTTCTAATTTTAAATCTTCTATACAAAGTTCTTTTAAATGAGTGTAAGGTATTCTTATTAATGGAATATTATTTTCTTTACACCAATTATTTTTATACCAAAGAACAAAATCAAAATTGACCTTGAGTTGGATTAATGTTTTAGTAAATATTTTCTACTAACATTTTTAAAACTTTTATTTGGATCTGCTAAGTTTCTATAAACGTACCCTTCTCTCATTCCATGAGAACCCGGTGCTTCACATGGTCCATCTGCACTAAGTTTAAACTCTTCAAATTTATCAATATCTGGAAGAATATATTTTTCATCTATAATAGGAACCCAGTCAATATTATATTTTTCAACAATGTTTTTAGCATCTATACTATTCCACCTACCTTGTTTAGAATCAATAAAATTAAATCCAAAGAATCTTAACTCTCCAAATTGATGAGGATCTCCTTGGATTTTTCCGCCGTCTTCTCCAACACCAGCAGTTTCTCCCTGGATAGCAACATAATTCCAATCTGGGTTTTGTTTAAGCATATCTTCAAGAAAATCTCTAATATGGTACTTATATTCAACACTCCAATACACATTATCTGAATGAAAAGTTTTTTGGTCTGGTGTTAGTTGTCTAACATTTCGACTACAAACATAAAATTCTGTTCTATTAAAAGGTTTACGTTCAAGAATATATGTTGAAGATGTACCGTCTATTTTAGTAGTTTTAATCCAAGGAGTTTTATCTTGTAAAAAGAATAAACAATTTTCAATTCTTTCTTCATCGCTTTTATGGACAAAAGGAAAATGAGTAGGAAAACCAGTTTTAGAATCTCTTTTTCTTCCGAAGAAAATGAAAAGAAGTTTCTTTCCCCAGTTATGTTTCATTAGCCAGCGGAAAGGCTGATGAGAGAATAGTTTACCGTTTCGCTGTGCCATGCGTTTATATTTATCTGCGGGAGCCGCTTTGCGAGAGTTATCACTAGGGTTTGCATATACTACACCAAGTTCCGCAGTAAGAAAACGAGATTCATCATTGGGATAATGAGGTTTTCCATTATCATCAATAACAACTTCAGTTCTCACTCCTCCAAGAGGTTCAACCTGAACTTCCCATCCAAAATCATCTGGATGCATAAGAAGACCCTGACTCCAAAATTGTCCTTCTGGAGTTTTATATTTCTGGATTTTAATTTTAAAATGCTTAGGAGCGAGGAACATGAAAGGCTCTTTCTCAGGTACTTTAGAATCCACTTCAAAATAAATTCCAACATCTCCAGGATGAAACTGATCTTTTCTGGTCATGATGGTCCATCCACCGACGACCGCACATTCTACTCTATCTCTACCAGGAATTGGTTTAATTTCATCTACAGTGACAAGATAAACTAATTCTCTTTGCTGTTGACTGTTGAGCATATTATCTCACCCCTCTCATATCTTTTACAAATTCGTCAAGTTCTTTAAGGAAAACATCATCTTCTATAAAATATCCGTCTGTCCCAGTCTTTTGACCATACCAGCTAAAAAAATTTATTATAAACTGAGTAAAACGCAAATCTGGGAATATTTTATGATATTCTTTTATTTTATCATAAAATGGATTAAGCCTGGATACATTTCTCATTAGCTTCCTCCTTATCTTCATATTCAGCCAGTTTATTGATGAAAACCATGAATGGGCAAGAGTCACAGCAGTCATGTTCCCAGTCTAAACAATTTACACCAGAAATATGTTCAATCCAATCTTCTACTTTACATTCTCCTGCTCTACATTCCCATTCATCTAAATTTTTAGTAAGTCTTATCATATTTACATACCTTCTTTCTTTTTTCTTATATTATTATTATAACAAAAAATATATAAAAAAACAAGTGTTGGTAAAAAACCAACACTTTTATCATATTATTTTGCCCTTCTGATAGCCTCTTCCATTTCCGCGATTCTAGCTTCACGTGCTTTTTCTTTTTTTCTACGCTTTTTTTCTTCTCGTCTTGCTTTGATAGCTTTTCTTTCTTCTTTTTCATCAAGACGTTTTTCTTCTTCTTTTAACTGCCTTTCGTAAGTTTTAATTCCCTTTTTAACTATCTTTACATATTCCTTTTGATATGATAATTTTTTTGCTTTTGCTTCAATACCTTCCATTGTTAATGTTTTTGAATAGAGTTTCTTAGCAATAGCAAGATAGAAAGCGTATTCAAAATCAAATTCATCATAGTTAGAACAGACTGTTTTAACTATCTCTCCATCTTTAAATGTAAATCTTAGTACCTTATCAGGACACAGAAATTCAATTTTTTCAAATTCAACTGGAGTTTTTGCTTTATCTTCTTTATTATATTTTATAGGCTGGCAGTCAAATAATTTAAATATATCGTCATAGTAACTAGATATAGCTTTAGCATCAGTAAATAAATTATTATTAAGTGTTGAAGTGGCATAATGAGTACAATCTGTAGATGTTCTACCTACTGATAAATTTGATGTACCTGTTGATATTGTTATACTATTTCCTGTTGTTGTTAACATATTTATTACTCCTTATTGTATATGATTAATTTTATGAATTATTTTATAAAAATCTGAATTAGATATACCTCCACAGAGATATTTTTCGTATAAATTATAGTAGCATATGTTTAGATAATCTTCATTCATTTTTTCTTTATAAATTTGTTCATGCGGGAGCTCGTTCCATTCTGGTTTAAGACTAGATATTTTATTCCAAACTGAATCCATTGTACGATAACCTCTGGATGTCATCTCAGATCGAACGGTGGCCGCATAATTGATAAAATGATCCCAGTCATAATCTAATACAAAATTAACTAGAATATGATTAGGAGTTCCTTTCTTTTGTATTGATCCTGCAATACTAGATAATTCTCTCCATTGTGCTACGAGTTGTTCACGAGGTAAAACAGGTATAAGATCAATGTGCCATAATCTCATGTTATATCTCCTATTATTTATATTTTCTTATTTATATTATAACAAAAAATTTAATTAAAATCAAGTATAAAAAAAGAGGGGAGCATTATAAATAATGCTCCCCGATCTATATAAAATTGTCAATAACAACAATCTAACTATTTAATTTTTTTCTTATATTTATGATACTTTTCCTATTGCTATCCAATTATATTAGAAATAGGATAATCTAAAGCCTTCATATTTAGATGTTTTTGTTCTGCTTGCTTTAATTCTTTATCTACATCTTCAATATAGCATTTTAAGAATAATGCAGCAGCTACCTCGTCTAAGTCCATTAACTATTTAAACATTTTCTAGTATAGTTTTTTGGTTTCTTTTTCCCATTTAACCCATGATTCTATACCAGCTTTAACAGATTCACGTTTTAATTTTGTTTCAACGTCTTCTCTTTTATGTCCAAACCAAGACTGAGGGATAATGCTTTCTATATTAGTATCATCTTTCTATATTACTTTGCCGTAATGTTCAATATAATAATGGCAGAGTTTACGAAAACCACATGTTTCATCTAAATGATGATATTCATGACATTTTCTATAACCTTTTAATCCAAGGAAATCGTAATAATTAGCCATATCCTAGTGAACCATTAGCCCAGCTAGCATGTGTGTTGCTAAATTTTTAAAAATTTCATCTACTGTCATTCTTAATCTCCTTTAATTCCTACTAAAGAATCTATACTCTTTTGATAATATCTAAAAGCATTTGATTCTGTTGTTCTAGAATTATATTTTGTTGCTCTAAATCTTTTTCTAAAATAGCGAGAAGGGTACTTGTTTTATTACCAATCTAATCAATTATATCATTATTTTTAGATTGTTCTAAGTTTTCTTTAAGGTTCATTAAACCAATAGCAAAACTCATACATCCCATACTATCCATAAAATCTGGATTAAATCTTCCACTCATATTAGCATATTTTTGTAACTACTATATTAAGTGAAGTTAATGTTTCACTTGCAGTAGTAGGATTAAAAACTTGAACAATAGTAGGTGAAGAACAACAACAATTTGTGTTGTTAGAAGGTACTTGTACCAATGTTACAAATGCGGGACTCGTTCCGGTTGATTGAGCCTAGGGTTGTAAAACACCATTTTTAGTTAATTGAATAGTTGAAGACGCAGCTGCAGATCCATTACACGCAACCATATAGACTCCACATTTATTTAATTGAATTGATCCAGTTCCAGTGAATTCTGCAGTACAGCCTTTTTCAATAGTAACACTAGATATTGTGAACGGTGAACCTGCAGCCGCAGTAACATTTAAACTATAACCTTGTAACATATTTTCTCTCCTTTACATTAAAAAAATGGGAAAGTACATAGTAGTACTTTCCCATATATTCATCAATTGGTTTTAATATGGCGTACTACTACGCTCTATATTACATTGCTCCGCATCCGCAGAAAGGACTTGTTCCAGCATTATATGTCCAACTATTTGGATATCTAAGTACGTTGGAAGTTGCCTGTTGAAGTTCAAGCTGATTTACACGACTCTGAAGAGCTTCAATTTTGTTTTGGGCGATTGCATCAAGGATTCTCTGAGTCTGCTCTGTTGTATTAGCATTGATAGCAGCTGTATTCATAGCAGCTTCATAACGATTCTGAGCAATATTAGCGTTGATTCCCGCACCAATTTCATTAATCAACATCTTAGTACTGCAGCAGCAATCGTTCTGGTTTGCTAATAGATTAGCCTGACCCATAGCGATTCCCGCAATATCTCTGGAAGTTTCATTGTATAGATTTTGCATAGCTGCTAAATTATCATGGAAAGTCTGATTGGTAGCAGCAACAGTTTGAGCAGTTCCACTATTAACAGCAGCGAGAATATCTCTTGTCTGCGCTTGAAGATTTTGATTATCGAATCCTCTTTGAACTTCACTTGAGGTAGCTAAGTTTTCGTAGCCAATAGCATTTGCGAAATTATTATTTCCAAAACCATTGAATCCGCCACCTGCAAGAATTAATAATGCGAAGATCCACATAAAAGCTCCGCCATCTCCAAAACCAAAACCATTATTACCATTTAATAAAGCAACATCGGATGCACTTAATCCATTTTCACCCATTTGATTTGTCCTCCTTTAAAATTGTTGTTGTAATACAGCCAGTATTTCATCTGGATTGATTCCCTTTTCTTTTGCCATATTATAAAATGCATCTTTAGCATTTCCGCCATTTTGTTGAATATATTTCATAATCTATTGCATCTGAGGGTTATTATTTATCATTTGTTGAAGCATTAATTCAGGATTTTGAGATGTTCTAACCATATTCATCATATTTTTAACTTGATTTAGATTCTTTAATCCTTTTGATAGGTTGAGCATGTTCAACATTGGATTGGGAGAGTAATTCATTTACAGTTTCCTCCAATTTATTTATTCTTTCTTCTAATAAACTTGTATCAGTTACCTATTTTATATCTTTTTTATGCGGAACTATATCATATGGTGTTAGTGTTGGATAGCCTGCGCCATCAGTAATTTTTAACCATACAATAGGAGCAGAATCATCTAATAATAAAATACTACTATTAGGTGGCAATTGATATGCATTTGCTCCGTTCATTCCATTTACTCTAACTACTTCTTGTCGATTATTCATTGTATTATTACTATTATACAATGTCTGTTGACCATATTGATTTTGATACATTGTATTAGGTTGCTGATAAGGATTAAAATTATATTGCATAATCTTGTTCTCCTTTAGTTTAAGCCTCAGTTTGTTTTATTTAATTCAACAAAATCCTACAAGTTGTTTGAAGGTATTTCTTGAATATTAGTATCTGATTTTATTATTGTTTCTCCTGCGATACATTTTCCAACAATACCTTCCGTTGTTTGAAGATTTGCCCCTGCAGCGAGTTTATCTTCTACTTTTGTTACAGCCATAACTTTTCTCCTTAAAGATTTTTTATTTGAATAATGAAAATTATAGGTAAAAGAAAATTTTCATTATTCATAAAGAAGAAAGTTACTATTTTAAAGATTAAGATAGTAACTTTCTTCTTTTAAGTGAAGTTGCAATTTGTTCTTGTATAGAAAGAAAGGAGTTTCTTTTACCCTAGTCAAAGAAGTCCTTCAATTCGTCTTGTTGTATTAGGTGGATCATCCAGGCCGAATACAACAGAGTTCTTCATGATCTTTCATGAGACTGAAGTGCTTTTATTCTCTTTGACACTTTACATGAAAAAAGTGTTGTTAAGTTTTTCTATTTTTGTCCTAAAATTTTTTGTAGTTTATATGCTACAAAAATAAGATATGTGATTAGGCACTAGACTGATTGGATATATTATACAAAAGGTTTGTTAGTATATCCTTTTTTACATACACCACAAGTTTCATTATTTTCAATAAGCTTTTTAGTTTCTGGGTTATTTTCCATTTTTTCCCATACATCGTAAATATGTTCTGGATCATATTCTTCTGATTTTAATTTTTCTAAAAATTCTTTTATTCCAATATGCGGGATAATCCCAATTAAAGCACCAGATGCCCACTTTTCTTGAGAACACATACTAAACATTTGACTAAATATTTCATCAGAAATATCTTCTTCAATACGTTTATAACAAGCATGATAAAACTTTTTAACATATTCCCAATTTTGTTCTGCAAATACTGGCTTTCTTGCAACCGTTTCAATATAATAATGATATAAATTAATCATACAAGTAACAGTCCACTGCATTGCTGCTCCAGAAAATGGCTTATATTTCTTTACATGATTAATTGCATCGATCATATTATCAGTCCATCCACATAAACATTGGTCGTATGCATATTGACCATCATTGATTCTTGTAATAGAACCTTCTTTATTATGCCAATAATATACACATTCTGTAATATATCTTACTTGTTCGTTTGGATTATCGCAGAGAAGTTTTACTATAGTATTGAATCCAGTATCTTCATTTGCTCTAGTGTCATTAAATCTAATTTTATAATGATTAATAAATTCTCTGCGATATATTTTACCAAACATCCAGACCATATCATTTGCATGACCTACCATAGTTTGCAAGGTATCTCCAAGTTGCATGAAAGATGCAGAGCAACATTTTATAATTGGATCTATATTAATACCCTCTCTGAGTATTTCTAATGCGATTGCACCGCATAATGTATCATCTGCATCCATACATGTAAAGAACTCATCTTCGGTGTTATCAATCCCGTATTGTCGTGCAACACCAGGTCCGCCATTCTATTTAAGTTTAATTTCTTTGATACTCATATACGGACTAAACATTTTTACAAATTTTGAGTAATCGCCCTCTGGGCAACAATCGTTTACGATTGTAACATCTACATCTTGTAAAATAGTTTGTTCTGCTATTGATGATAAGGTACGTAATATGGTATTGTGTGCTTTATATGCTGGAATAATTACATCTATTCTATTTTTTTTCATCCTTTTATCTCCTTTTAATGCTTTTGATTTTAATCAAAAGCATTAGTATATATGTATACATTGTAATATGAATTGTGATAACCATTATCTATTGTTTCCCAATCTGGACGTATACATGACCAAGTTTGATCCACATTTATACTTTTTTGATGTATACAATTGGTATTAATTAAATTAATTGCTGTTGTAGTATCAGTATGAATATTTAAAGTTTGAATATTATTTATTCGAAAAGCTCCAATAAATACTCCATTTGCAATACCAGGCTGAAGAGTTATATTAGATATTTTATTACACAGACCAAACATAAAATGGGCTTTAGTAACGCTGTTTGGTATTAATATATTTTGATTTATTTTATCTCCACAGTATACAAACATTCTTTGAGTAACAGTAACTGTATTTGGTATTTGGATATTTTGATTAAAAGATTTACAAGATTGAAACATTGCATTAAGATTGGTAAGTGAACTCGGTATTTGAATATTTTGATTAAATGGACTAGCGGCAAATATAGTAGAAGCTTTTGTTATACTATTAGGTAGTTTAATATTTACATTCATTTTTGTAGTAAAAAACATTGTATCTGCATCAATAACCCCTTCGGGAATTTGAATATTCTGATTAAATTTTGCATTACAATAATAAAACATTTCTTTTGTATTAGTTACACTATTAGGAATTTGTATGTTTTGATTAAAATTATAGCAAGAATAAAACATTCTATAGGTACTAGTTACACTATTAGGAATTTGTATGTTTTGATTAAAATTTCGACAAGATTCAAGAGTTATATATAATACACTATTAGGAATTTGTACATTTTTATTAAGTTCATAAGAAGATTTAAATGACACTTTAGTTATTCCATTTGCTATTCTTGCCTATCCATTCCAGTTATTTCCATGAATCCACATATTATTATTAACAATTCCATAATTTCCATTTAAATCAAAAATTACAGAACAGTTTGTAACACTTGTACCGAAATTTATTTCCATTTACTCACCCCCTATTAATTAAGTATTACATGATACCCATCAATAGTATCGGGTATTGTAATTTCTTGTAAGTTATCTTCTACAATTTTAGCTGTGTTTAATCCATTAATAGTAACAGTCATATTTACATCATCTTTGGTATAGTTGAGATAATCCCAATACTTGTAGCCTTCACCAAGACAAAAGCCAATTACTACTCCGCGCTCATTTTGCATTCCAGCTGTTGAATAAATAGTTCCATCTGGGTTTACACAAGAGAAATTTACTGTATTGCTATTTTGTGAACGTAACCACCAATAAGATGCCGTACCATTTACTGTTTTTATTCTTGATGTATTATCTTTAAATATATCTGAATATATAACGCCAGTAGATTCTACATAATTATAACCAAAAATTTCTCTTGTAGATGGAATCCATAACTTTTCTACATCAATTTTTGTAGAGGATGTTACTGTACTATAATATGTCTTATTAACTTCTTGTATTCTAACTTTAATGTTAGAAGGAATAAGAGGATAGATGGTATTATCAATAAACGGTTTCATTACATTTGTAGCTGGATAACCATCTGTTGCTGTGTTACTGCTATTCATTGCTTTTTTAGTGAGTAAACATTCCTTCGCCACAAATGTTAACGGAGCAGTACCACCACTTGCAAGTTCATCTCCATCAATGGCAACGATTTGCATATTAACAGTTCCATACGTACTACCTAGATCTAATGGTTTATAATTACCGAGTTTATATACTGTGCTATATGTGCCATTATTAATATTAGCTAGAATAGTATCCCAGCTGTCTTGTATTTCAATATCTTCTACAACAGATTCAAATGCTGCATAAACAGTTTTATTACTTTGAATGTTAGTAAGTACAGCGTCAGCAGTATTAGAATTCATACTGTCAGACCAACCTAAGAATGTTGTTTGATCAACATTAGTAGGTGTGGTTCCAGTATAAGTAGCTGTATTGCCCTGTACAACATTTACAGTTTGAAGTGTTGTAGCACCATCTTGAGATTTGAAAGTTACAACATAAACTGGTTTATATGATGCTGTATATGTAGTGTTTCCAGTAATTGCGGCAACCTCAGGTACCCACGTAACGAATGGAGAACCTTGGCCAGATGGATCTACAGGTGTTGCGCTATTATATGTAGGTACTGTTCCATATGGTACACTATTGTCTGTTTCAAGTGTATTATTATTACTATTTTTCCAAGTTACAGTATAAGTTCTAATAGTATTTGTATAACAAGCGTATATATTTCTATCTGCCGTAACATTATTTCTTGCGTCTGCATCAACAGTATTATCATCATCTTTAGACCATCCCGCAAATGTGAATGTATATTGAGGAGTTGATGACTTAGTAGGAGTTCCAGAATAGACACCATTCCCACCGTCTGTAATACTTTCTGTGTAGTATAAAGTTTCACCGTTATAATAATATAAATTAGAAGTAATATGATTATAAGTAATATCAATATTAGGATAACGAGATTTCATTTGTGCTAACCAAGCGCCTGTTATTGTATCGAGACCTGTAATTATCCCCTGTACTTGTGGAGTATCTACGTTAAGACCTTGCTGATTCAGTCCTTTCATAGTATCTAAATAATCATAAAAATCTTCTACTTCAGCAGTAGTACTGGCTGTAGTAGTAAAACCAATTATACGCACACGGCTTCCTGCTTTTATATCTCCTAATATATCCAAGACAGGAATAATAGAACTAGAATTTTCAATTCTCAATGTTTCAATTTGAGAATAGTCATTGTTAGTAACACTAAAATCGTTAATGAGAGGTTGATTTATAATTGTTAAGTTTTTAATAGTATTAGGTAAATGAATTTTTTTCAATACACCATCACTAGGTAATGTTACACCTAAAACATTTGTGCCTTCAAAATATGCCTCTTCTAGGATGGAACAATTAGAAAGATCAACTGTTTTTTGAGCATGACCTTCCGCACCTAAACCAGAACAGTTTCGTACATCTAATTTTTTAAGTAATACATTATTTCCAAGAGTTAAATTATAAAGCTGTTGATTATCATATAAATTACTTGCATCTCCTAATTTTATTTCTTGAATTCTTGTGGCTTCTGAAAAATTCGCAAAACCAATTTCTAATGGAGCAAGATCTCCGACACTTGAAAGTTGCGGTGCCGAATAAATAGAAATTTCTGTATCTAATAATGTATCTACAGGACATGGAAGTAATGTAGGAACACCGCTTTGTCCTCTTTCTTGTACTACATAAGAAGCATATTTAATAGTTGGATAAATATCTGTATATGGAGTGACTGTAATATCCGCTTTGGCGTAGGCTCTTAAAATAATAACCTGAGAGAGAGCGTCTCCTGCATTCCATTTACTATCCATATATTTGAATCTATTAAAAAGCCACCATTTTCTTTGTTCTTCTTTTGATCCTTGTAACATTTCAAGATAATCTCCCGTAGGACTCTTACCTGGGTCAGGATTTACTAAAGGATCAATATATTTGAATCTAGTGTCCTAAAGCCATATTGCTTCAGGCCATTTACTTTGATGTTCTTCAAAGCGATTTTCTGTTAATGAATAATTTAAACCAGCTGCTCTTAATTGCTGATACATTTGTCTAATTTCCATAGAAAAAGCATCTCTTAAATTATTCCATAATACAGAATTTTGACCATTAAAAATAATTTTTCCATCTTGTAAATCAGTATCTTCAAGACCGTAAGAAAATACAAGAGTACCTTCATTATTTGTACCAATAGCAGTATCCATATCATATGGTTCTGCTACTGCTTTTCGTCCTAAACCTGATATACTAGAAGGACTTCCGTGAAAACCAATAAATAAGTTTTTTGCTCTGCTATCAACCATCAAAAAGAG